AATCTATAGCCCCAAAAAATAGAGCTCCAAGTGGGCTCTATTTTTTTTGCTAAATATTGTGTATTAGAGTAAAACATGGCGCTAACCAGACCACGGGCATATCAGATCTACGACATTGATTACAAGCAAGCAACGCGAGTAATCACGCTGACCAATATAGTATTGACCGCAGGAGCCCCAAATTCAGTTGATGGTGTAAATCTAAGTCTCAATGATAGAATTTTGGTAGCAGGCCAAAGCAACGCTGTTCAGAATGGAATCTACTACGTTACTACTCTTGGATCAGGCGCCAACGGGACTTGGTCAAGATCAATAGACACAGATACCACCGGAGAGCTCCTAGCTGGAACCATTGTAATGGTCACAGAAGGCCTGATATATGCCGACACTCAATGGAAACTCACAACCAATGACCCTATTGTAATTGGCACAACGGCTTTAACTTTTGAACAAAATTCTGCTTTTGCGTTTGGAAATGTTTATGCCAACGGCACCGCTGTATTGGCCACAAGTGTTGGAGATGTTGTAACATTCAGTGCCGGCAATAATATTTCTATTACAGGTAATAACTCTAGCAAAACTGTAACCATTGGTGTAACTGGAATCAGTCTAAACTCAATTTCAAATGGAACATCCAATGTCAATGTTGTAAGCTCGGGCGGTAATGTCACAGTAGGGGTTGGTGGAACTAGCAACGTGGCTGTCTTTGCGACCAGTGGTGTTTTTGTTACCGGGGTTGTTAGTGCAACCGGTAATATCACTGGTGCTAACTTAAACACATCTGGACTTGTGAGTGCAACCGGTAATCTAGTAGGTGGAAATATTACCACAGCTGGATTGATTACGGCCACTGGGAACATTACTTCAACAGCTAATGTCACAGGTGGAAATATTACCACAGCTGGATTAATTACGGCCACTGGGAACATTACTTCAACAGCCAACGTAACTGGCGGAAATATTACCACAGCTGGATTGATTACAGCTACAGGCAATATCACTTCAACAGCCAACGTAACTGGCGGAAATATTACCACAGCTGGATTGATTACCGCTACTGGAAATATTACCTCCTCTGCTAACATTAGTGGTGGAAACATTTTAGGAAACGGTCGTAATCTAACTGGAATTAATACATTCTCAACTATTTCAGTCAGCGGCCAGTCAGATGTAGTAGCAGACGCTATCAATGATACGTTAACATTGGCAGCGGGCACGGGCATCGCACTTACTACCAGCGATACCACCGACACCATAACAATTTCTCAGGTTTCAACTACTAGTATCTTTGCCACCGGCGGAGATATGGGAACAATAACAGAAGCAGTCACTGTTTCGGAAGATTTGGGAAATGTAACCACATCAGCAACAGTTTCTTATGATCTAGGAACAGAAACAACTTCAGGTATTTTGACGCCTAGCTACTTGCTGTTACCCAGCAAAACCGTGACCCAACTGGCAAGTCTGACTGCTAGCCCAGCAGGTCAATTTGTTTATTGCAGCGATGAATCTGGTGGTGCAGTGCCTGCATTCAGTGATGGAACCAATTGGCGCCGGGTCACAGACCGAGCAATTGTAAGCTAAATAGGATATAGGATTTAACAATGAGCACACAAGTTCAATATAGACGTGGAACAGCAACAGAAAACAACGCATTTACTGGTGCCTTGGCCGAAATTACTGTTGATACATCTAACTGGACCTTGCGTGTTCACGACGGTGTAACTGCTGGAGGCGGCGGGAATCTTGCCACAGTTTCCTACGTCACAGCGCAACTTGCAGCTCTTAGTGCAAACGCCATTACTTTTGGAACATCTAATGTTCAAATTCCTACATCAAACGGTAACATAAGATTTAACGTAGCAGGAACCAGTAACGTAATGGTTGTAAACTCAACTGGAGTTGACATTACTGGAAATCTTACAGTCACCGGTAATGCTACACTTACAGGTAATATTCTCGGAGATCGAGTACAAAACGGCACAACCAGCTTTGACATTCAAACACAGAATGGCAACGCAAATATTTCTGTTAACGGAACAAGCAACATTGCAGTGTTTGCCAGCACTGGATTGTTTGTAACTGGCGTTACCAGTGCAACAGGTAACGTCACCTCAACAGCCAACGTAACTGGTGGAAATATTACCACAGCTGGATTAATCACAGCTACAGGTAATATTACCTCAACAGGCAACATCACTGGTGCTTTCTTGTTGGGTAATGCTAGTTTTGTAACTGGGCTAAGTGCAAGTAAGATCTTTAATGGAACTACAGAAGCCAATATTGGAACGTCAAGTGGTAATGCTAATATTTCAGTAGGTGGAACCAGCAACGTGGCGGTGTTTGCATCAACGGGGTTGTATGTAACTGGACTGATTACAGCCACAGGCAACATTACCTCAACAGCCAATGTCACTGGTGGTAATTTGATATCTACTGGAACAATTACTACAGCAGGCAACATTGTATCCAGTGCTGCAAACGCTACTGCTAATATTGGTAGCGCCACAACATATTTCAACACAGTGCATGCCAAAGCGACATCAGCTCAATATGCTGACGTTGCAGAATATTACGCCAGTGATGCCAACTATGAGCCTGGCACTGTTGTTATTTTTGGGGGCGGTGCTGAAATTACTATATCAACAGACAATGCCGACAACAGAGTCGCTGGAGTGGTGTCAACCAATCCTGCCTATATAATGAATGCTGGTCTAGCTTGCGAATACGCTGTTCCTGTTGCCCTGGCAGGAAGAGTACCTACGCGAGTTATTGGGCCTGTAAAAAAAGGAAACATGATGATCAGTGCAGGCAATGGTTATGCACAGGCCTGCGCAACTCCTGCAGTAGGAACCGTTATAGGTAAATCACTAGAGAATTTTTCTGGTGCAACAGGTGTTATCGAAGTGGTTGTCGGAAGAATCTAATATGATTACTCAAAAATTTAGAAAAGACTATACTGGAGAGTTTGTAATAACTGGAACAGCTTGGGCAGGCGGCAAAAAAAGAACTCAGCGCGAATGGATTGCTAATCCCATTGAAAACCATCATATCTCTGGTAGAGCTGCTTGTATCGGTTCCCCACACATTGACAATTTTGATTTTAGGATTATATCCAAGCACAAAGGCGGCCTACTAGGAACTAAAAAACTTCAGACTTATGGCACAGGTGAAATTGCCAAACATATACGACTTGATTTTGTTGTAGAAAAAGACGACAGCACTCTACAAGAACTCATCGATCGTGATTACTATAAAAACAACATCATTTATACTACTCCTAGAAATTGCATAAAATATCCTGGAGTCTTTTATACTATACCTTATAACCCGCCAGTGATCAAACAAGTCGCAGCAGCATACATTGCTGCATTTGACGGACACAAAGAAATATTTTTACTTGGATACCACAATGATGCCGAATTAGGGCATGTTAATTGGGAACTTCAATTGGAAAAAGTCATAGCAGAATATCCAATGGCACAATTTTTTCATGTTGGCTATGCACCACAGACCCCCAGCGGCTGGAAAAATTACAGCAATCTAACTCAAATGACCTATAGAGATTTTATTCATTACGCAGACATATAACTGCGTTCCATGACCAAAGTTTTATCTCTTACTGCTTCAAAGTTTACAGTAGACCACAATCCAGGATGCAATGGCCTTGGCCAATTGCCTGCTGTAATCCAAGCCCATCCTATATGTTCGTCGTTTAGTGTTGGTGCAAACTCAGATTGCACACTACAAAAAAATGTGTGATAGATGAATTTTTCGTCGGCTGATGTAAATTTTTCAATAGGTATCAATCGCAAATAGTCGGGCATTGCGCCCATTTCTTCTTTGCACTCTCGACAGATAGCGTCAATGAGTGTTTCTCCAGTTTCAATTTTTCCACCAGGTAATCCCCAGGTGCCTGGATGCCTTGGGTCATTTCTTAGTAGATAAAGATAGCGTTGGGTCTCAAGAGAATAAAACCATATTCCTACTGCATTTACAGAACTAGACTCCATGTTCCTCCAGGATATAATCCTTGATAGCTCTTGATCCACTGAGTTCCGGTCCACTCATATTGTAATTCTGTTGTGATGTTTGTGACATATTGTTTATTTACAGAACTGTTGCTTCCGTCAAAAACAACTTGCCATCTCTGGCCAGTATACTCAATGATATCGTTGGCCCTTGCTACAAGATATTGTTGTTGGGTTCCGGCCCATGCATCGGCATAACCATTGTCGCTGCCAGTATCTTCGGTGAGCAAATATCGTTGTCCTGTTGTTGCCGCAGGTAATCCTTGACCAGGACCGCTCAACAATGGATTAATAACTGCATTGACAGGATCTAATGTGTTGGCAGGAACGGTATCTATATCAACTGAAAACAATAAAAATCTATCATCAGTGGGATCATAAGAAACTGTGCCGGTTACTTCGGTCTCGTCTTCTTGTTGTAGTTTGATAACACTGATACCATCTCGAAGCACACCAAAATCTCCTATCACAGCATGCCACATTAAATTGCTTTCTGGACTGTCAGCTGGCAACAAACTGGAGTTTGATTGATCAATCACTTGTTGTGGCCGCAATGCTTGAAGCTTGTTGCCAATTAACAATGCTTGATAATCAAATGGTGTAAAAATTTGTCTAGTTCCCAACAACAAATCATTGTCTAGTATTGCGTTGGCAGCATCACCATTGGCGTCAAACACTGATGCCACAATGCGTTCAACCACTCCCAACTTTTTAACTTTGGCTGGACTGGTAATCCAAATTGGAATCTTAAAAGTCAATGTTGCAATATCAATGGGATCTTCTGTGCCCACTGGTATAGTTCTACTGCTCCATTTTGTTGAATCTAATTCAACTACACTCAATGATGTCCAATCTATAAAGTTGTCTGTGCTTTGAATTTCTAGAGCAGGATTGAATAACGGAATAATTTGTTCTAGCAGCTGAAATTTTTGATTGGTATTTGATGTCCAAATGTCCAAATTGATTGTGAGGCTGTAGGGCACAGGCATCAATCTCTCAATGGTAAATGCATTGCCTTGAGTTGTTTCGTAGGTATCTGTAGCAGTATCGTAGTAGCGTTGACGCACGTTCATTTTGTTAACATGATACGGCTCTTGCATTCTAGGACGATCGTAGTCTAAACTGGTGATATAAAACGTCATCAACGGAGTGCT